ATTTCTGAAAAAGACCGTTTTGCTATGCAAAACGCGCTTCCAGGTGGTCGAGGCATGGGTTCTGCTAATGACATGGAGCGTCGCCGCATGATGGACCGCGCTAAAAACGCTATGAGATATCTTGGTCCACAACAGCAAAATGAGTTTATTAAGCAAGGTGGTATGAGCCCTGGTGGGGTATCGCAAGGCGCGCCTGCAGGATCTACTATCCCCGCTGGTCAAAAGCGCGGTGGTAAAGTTAAGAAAATGAATACTGGTGGGACTTGCTCATAATGCCAATTAAATCCGAACAACAGCAAAAAGCCATGTACGCTGCCGCTGCCGGTAAATCTACTCTTGGCATTCCTAAGAAGGTTGGCAAAGAGTTTATCAAAGCTGGCAAAGCACAACCCAATCTACCTAAAACTGTAGCTAAGCGAGCCGCTGGCCGCGGAAGGTAACATGGCGTATAGCAACACTACTGGCAAGACTACAATCAGTGTCGACCAGTTAATTTCGTTTGCGTTTCGTGATGCTGGCAAAACAGCAGAAGAAATTACGCCCGAATATATTGGAGCAGCTAAGCAAGCGCTATTTTACAACTTGCAAAACTTGTCCAATTTGGGTGTTAACCTTTGGTTGCTAGAAAACATTTTGCTTGGTGCTCAGACAGACCAGCAAATTCTCACACTACCAAAAACCACAATCGACATTCGTGAAGCCAACTGGGTCTATGTGCAAAACATGGCACCCACTGGCACATTGCCAGTTGACCGCCCAGAAGCCTCAGTGTTGTTTTCGCAAAGTTTGTCGCCAGATAATTTTGCCACTTCAACCCTAGCTGAAAATTACTTTGGTGCAGTCTACAACCCCAATCAGCGGGTGTTCTATGTGGGCTTTAACGCCCATTCTCCTGACACTACCACCACTTACAATCTGGCTTACGAGACCAGTTATGATGGTATTACTTGGGCTAATACTCAAATCCTATCACCGGTTACACTAGGTGATTACCAGTGGGCGTATTTTAACGTCAACATTACTCAGCCGTATCCATTTTACCGTTTGCGTAATCTGGATACGACAACGACCTTCTCATTACGTCAGATTGTGTTCTCACAATCACAGCAAATCATTCCACTAGCTCGCCTTAACCGCGACGACTATTGGAACCTTCCCAACAAACAGTTTCCGTCAGTACGCTCACTCCAGTATTGGTATGACCGCACTATTGAGCCGTCTATGTATCTGTGGCCGGTGCCTAACAACGACTTTCAAATGTTTCAGCTTTTGATTGAAAAGCAAATGGAAGATGTGGGTTCATTGACAGATCAAATCTATGTGCCTGATCGTTGGATCAATTCGGTCCAAGCCAGCCTATCACACAGATTATCTATGCAGCTACCTGGCATCGATTTAGCCCGTATTCAATACTTGGAACAACAAGCCGATAAGCTGTTCATGCAGGCAAGCAACGAAGAGCGCGACAAGTCACCGATTTATTTCCAACCTAATTATTCGTACTATACAAGATGAGTGTTATTCAAACTTACGATAGCCTCGTTCTCAATATCCAGCAATACATGGAGCGTAATGACGCAGACTTTATTGCGCAGATTCCTAATCTAATTGCGTTGGCTGAGTCTTCTATTGCTGCTGAACTTAAGACTTACATGCAGCTGATTGTGGTAGAAACCAACTTAGCGCAAAACCACACCGTGCTCAACAAACCAGCACGTTGGCGTAAAACCGTATCGATGAAGGTAAACGGTGCGCCTGTTTTAATGCGCAGTCAAGACTATGTGGCGCAGTACCTATCAGAATCTTCTGGCGGTCAGCCTTTGTATTATGCAGAATATGATTATAGCAACTGGAATTTTGCACCACTGCCGGATCAAAACTATCCGGTAGAAATTATTTATTACGCTGAAATTCAACCACTTGATCAGCAAAACCAACAAAACCTATGGACAGCCATAGCACCACAAGCCATGTTATACGGAGCTTTGTTACAAGCTCAGGGCTATTTAAAAGCCTTAGACAAGCTGCCTGTTTGGAAACAATACTATACCGACGCATTGGCTGCGCTCAAAAAAGAAGATAACTCTCGTCGTATAGATCGCAATACTACGGTTCAGGAACCATAAAATATGCCAACGACACCCGTCTATACCTCACCCTTTACAGGCACCGTTGTTACCCCAACGGATGTATCTTATCTTGCTCTCCCATTTAGTACAGATCAAATTCTCTACTGGCCTTCTACTGTCAACGGTAGTCAGCCTCCTGCTGCCCGCATTATTGATTGCGTTGCTGCTAGTAATGGTCTCACCATTGCTCTACCGCAAGCTGATCAAGGAACGCTGGGCGCAGACATTCTTTTCCGCAACCTGGGCGCGCATGAATTTATTATTACAGACTTTACTGGCGGATCTAGCGTTACTGTACCTGTTGGTATTAGTAAGTACTTCTATCTTATTGACAATACTTCTGCTGCTGGTATTTGGCAAAACGTAACGTTTGGTGCTGGCACCTCGTTTGCTGATGCTGCCACTTTGGCTGGCGCTGGTTTAACTACTGTTAATGGTCAACTAGCTACTACCCAAAACCCAGTTAACGTAACAGTATCGCCTAACATTACCGATGGTAGTCGTGCTGCAACGTTTGTTTGGAACGCTGGCGCTGGTAGCTTTACACTACCTTCTATCCAGTCATTATCAACTGGTTGGTACATCGGTTTTAGAAACAACGGTACTGGCACACTGGCTATCAACCCAACATCACCAAACACCATTAATGGCCAAACTTCCATTAATACCAACCCTGGTGACTCAGGCTTTATCTTTTTAAATGCCGCCCAAACCGGGTTTATTACTGTTGGCTTGGCAAACCCAAATGCTTTGACGTTTACTGCAGCAACATATGATGTGGATTCTATTCCAACTAATACATTTAGCTTGGTAAACTTTGCTCCAATCATTCAAACCTATATTGCCCAGTCTGGTACTAGAACCCAAACTTTAGCAGTAACATTGCCTGCTATTACTCAAATTTATGTGTTGGCTAACAACACCGACCAATCTGGTTACAATATTACTTTCCAAAATGAGAACAGCACCCAGATACCTTTGGTGTTAACCGCTGGTCAAATTGTTACGGTGCTTAGTGATGGTGAATATTTATACCCATTAACCTCTGCTACCACGGGTGCGTTTTATGCAGCTGACGGAACCGCAGCATTGCCAGCGTATTCGTTTAATAATGATACCCATACTGGCATGTATTTGGTTAGCACTGGTATTTTGGGACTATCGGCAAACTCAACGGACATTATTAAGATTGATAACTCCAATACGTCTACACCGTTGGTTACGGTTGCAGCAACCCTAAACGCTCAATTGATTAGTGGTGGGCAGTTCTAAATGGCCGCTGATAATCAGCAACAGGATACCTCACAATACACTTCAATCTACAGCCTAGCAATCCCGGCTGGGATTAAACGTGATGGTACTGTATTCCAAAACGATCAATACACTGATGGAGTGTGGTGTCGTTTTCAACGCTTGGAACCAAAGAAAATTGGCGGCTTTCGCACACTGTTTAATGGCTTGGTAGGTATTGCTAGAGGATTAATTTCTCAACCGTACAACGGTGTTAATTACCTTTTCTCAGGTAACTATAAAGAGCTAGATGTTTACACCACCAGCACTAACTATGGTACTGGTAGTGGCCCGTTTACTGCGCAGATATTACCTGGCACAGCGTTTGTTGGTTTGGTGTCTAACACCACCACGTCGTTTACAGTTGCTGGTGACTTAACTGCATTGTTTCCTGCAAGCACACAAGTTATATTTGCTCAAAGTAATACTGCTCCAAACTATACAGTAAGCACTGCAACTTATAGCGCACCAAATACTGTGGTAAATGTTACTGGTGGCACCATTGTTGGATCACCTACAACGGTATATTTAAACGATAATCCAGTGTTTGAACCAGATCCAGAAAATGGTCCGTTTAGAAACATCTGGCAGTTTGACGCCCAATTTAGTCCGCAAGGTGGTGACTTAGCAATCTTTGCTCACCCAGGCAAAAATTTAGTGAACATTGATAATGGTGTAAAGTCTCAAGTGTTAGTTGGGCCGATTACCCCTGATAACCAATATCAATGGTCATTTACTGGACTATCCGATAGTCAAGGTCAAAACCCAACTTATCAGCCAGTTAGTGTTGATGGTGGTGTTTGTGTATTGTATCCGTTTATTTTTGTATATG